TTTTCCAACCTGATCTTTAATTGTTTCCTGACTGTGACAGTCTTCTTACTGGTCTTTTTCATAGGTTGACTATATTACCAAGTATGCTATAATATACTAATAATTATCAATATTACCAGGTTTGAAAATGCACACAGATTTGCCAAAAACAATTAACGAAGCACTTAAAATACTAGCATATAACGATTATTTCTGGGCAAATCCTTCGATGATAGGAAATACAGCCGTAATCAAGCCACACCCTAAAGATTACGAGACTGTGAGATCCTTGGCAGAGTCACAATATGCCTGGACGGAAAAACAGGCCAGACTGGCATTGGTGATACTGAAAAGGTACCTGACCAAGTTCCAAGCACACGGAATGGATATCAAGAAATTGTTAGACAATCCACAATATGAGGAAGACTTCCGGGTTATCAGTTTTGACAAGGTCATCGAGAAGTACACAGACGACGATAATATCGATAGGATAGAGATGAGATTTCCCTACAACAAGAAAGTGATACAACTGATACGTTGCTTGAAAGATACACGTGACTTGCCTGGAATGTATGCCTTATACGACGGCGAGAAGAAGAAGTGGACCTTCCGACACAGTGATGTTACTGCTTACTATCTGACCTTGATCGCTGTGAGATACGATTTCAAATTCACAGACGACAGTCTGCTCGACGACTACGAGAATATCAAAAAACAAGTGATAGGACATCGCAAACCCACAGCACGATTGGTCGCCGGCCAGGTGATATTGGACAATGCACCGGAATCTCTACAGGAATACTGGAACGAAAACCTAAAGGGCAAGTCAGCATTAACACAAGTAGACTCATTGAAGAACTTTGATATATCGACCAAAGGAATCAATATACCAACAGAGACCATGATAGGTCACAAGATAGCACACAACAATTACCACAAGTTATGGATTGATTCCAAAGGCTTTTCAAAGAACGAGGTAGTCAAAGGTCTCATCGAATTAAACTGTTTTCCATTGATCATGCCAGTGAGTGGTGACATACACATGGAAGACGATGTAAAGGATTTCTGGGAGTGGATGAATGCGTTCAAGGCACACGGTGTTGATCTGTTGAATGAATGCAGTTGGGGATTCGATGTCAAGGAACCCATATACAAGAAAGACCTAGAACGTTTCAACAACGAAAGGACTTATCTTTTAGATAATCAAAAATCAGAAGAGTTCTTTGAGAACCTATACGAGTTGCATCAAATGAGCAAACAGTTCAAATTGATCAACGAACAAACCAAAATCATCTTCGTTAGAAACAGAATACCAAGGGCGTTGATCAAGAGCAAAGTCAAACCAAAAGCATCACTGGTTGGAATAGGCGGTGGTTATTATGCCACGGGCACGGACAACCTGAAAAGAATGCTTGAAAATCTTCCAAAAAAGTTGTATTATAGTGATCACCAACCGAGTAGTTGGGATTGGCATGATCACATAATAGTAAAACTTTAGAATGAGCAGTTGTAACTAGTAATAAAAGATGAAGTGAACGTGAAGTTCGAGAACCTAAGCCTCGAATGGCGTAAGAGACTTTCCAACAAATTCAAATATGAGATACCATACGCAAGGCATCTACCAGCAGTGAAGTTAGGTAGGTGGGACGGCAAGGTGTCGTTTTTTGGGTTGGGTGGGACAACATATCTAAACCTAGTTGACCAAATACTTCCCATACTCGATGAGGGCGGAGTTTACATAGATGTTGAGGACAGAAGGGAGCAACACAATTTTGAATTTAAACAAGTAGATAAGAATTACCTATCACACATAACATGGCCAGAGAATCATCCAGCCGCGGGACAACCAATCGAATTAAGAGACTACCAAGTGGAAACAATCAACAAGTTCATAGAACATCCACAGAGCATACAGGAAATCGCCACTGGTGCGGGCAAGACCATAATCACAGCGGCCTTGTGCCAATTGGTCGAACCATATGGTCGTACACTTACTATAGTACCAAACAAGAGTCTTGTGACACAGACCGAGGAAGACTTCCTTGCTTGTAACCTAGACGTGGGCGTGTATTACGGTGACAGGAAAGAACTGGGACGTTTCAACACAATAGCAACATGGCAATCACTGAACGTGCTTGAAAAGAAAAGCAAGGACGAACACACGACGGATTTCTTAGAAGCCATACAAGGCATCAACACAGTGATTATCGATGAGGTGCACATGGCCAAGGCAGATGTGCTGAAGAGATTGCTGACCGGTCCATTCGCACACTGTGGAATACGTTGGGGACTGACAGGCACAGTACCCAAAGCAGATTACGAGTTCATGGGTTTGAAATGTAGCATAGGTGATGTGTCTAACAGGATACAGGCCAGCGAACTGCAAGACAAGGGTGTATTGGCGAACTGCCATGTCAACGTTCTACAGACACAGGATCATCCACAATTTAAGACATACGGAGAGGAACTGAAATGGCTTACAACAGACAAGAACAGGATGAAATGGGTGGCCAACACAATCAAGGACATATCAAGTTCAGGTAACACACTGATACTTGTGGACAGGATATCCGCGGGGGAGATCTTGGAAGAGCAGATCGAGGATGCGGTGTTCGTGTCCGGATCAACCAAAAACACAGACAGGAAGGAACAATATGATGAAATATCTACTGCAACAAATAAAGTTATTATCGCCACATATGGAGTTGCCGCTGTTGGTATTAATATTCCTAGGATTTTTAATCTTGTTCTCATAGAACCAGGCAAGTCTTTCGTGCGGGTAATACAGAGTATTGGACGTGGGATCAGGAAAGCAGAAGACAAGGACAGTGTGCAGATCTGGGACATCACCAGCAGTTGCAAGTTTGCGAAAAGACATCTGGGGGCAAGGAAAAAGTTTTACAAAGAGGCCAATTACCCGTATAATATAGAAAAGATAAATTATGAAAATCCTTACACTGGATAACAGAACATACACATTAGAGAAGATACCCGAGTGGGTGGACGAGAAGTTGAGATTCGCTGTGCTGGACAATTCAGATCCTACCAATCCGGATTTCTTCTACATACCTTTGATCTTCTTGGAAAGTTTCAATGCACCAGCGGCGGTTCTAGAGATTGGACCACACAAGATAAAGATGCCACTGGACTGGAAGATGTTGATCGGTGAGGCGGGACAATCAGAGATGCATGTTTTACCAATAACAAGTCTCAACGACAGAGGGTTCGATGCTTTCACATTCAATCCGTTGTCAAGTCCAAAACCCGACTTCCATCCAATAGACGTGGTAGACATCTACACAGAAGTGAAATGGTATTTCCCTAAGATAAAGTCAGGACAGATGTTGGCTGTGCCGTTGAACAATGGTCCAAAACCCATGTGTGCCTACTTCGTAAAAGACATCTCGAGACAGTGTGAACAGGTGGACTATGGCTCCGTCTGGTAGGAAAACAATAACAATTGACGCACCAATCCTGATAACCAGCAACAAGATTGCTGTGTGGATGGATGAAGACTGGATGCACAATTTCTTTGACTTCATGCGGAAACACAAATTCCAATTTTCAGGTTTACAACACAAAAACAAGAAACTAAAATTAACATTTGCAACAGCGAAAGATTGTACGATGTTCGCACTAAAATATGCCAGCAGAAAAAAATAGAAAATTCTTTGATCTAAGGAACGGACTGAAGGCCGTGGACTTCAGGAACAAGGACTACTTCGACAGGATCGATGACAAGGAGAAGTCATTGTACTCTCCCTACACGCTGATGAGATACGTTTCCAATGTTTCATCCAAGGATCCTTTCTACGTGGAACACTACGTGGAGATGGTCAACGAGTGTGTGAACAAGCACTGCTTCACACTGGGCAAACACAAGAAACTGTTATGGATACTGACCGCCATGTGCGGAGCAGAGACACAGCAATTCCATCCATGGCTGAAACCCATGAAGCGTGTGCCAAACAAGAGTCTGAAAAAACTGCAGGCAATATATCCAACATGGAAGGAAACGGACCTAGAGACATTAGACAAAGTGATTACAGACAGAGAACTAGAGGAACTGATAGAGGCACATGGCATCGACAAATAAATGCACATACTGTGGCAAGGAGTTTGCCAAAGAACGTACACTGCAAGTTCACTTGTGTGAACCTAAGAGAAGATATCTTCAACGTGATGAAAAATGGGTAGTGAATGCGTTCATGGTGTTCCAGAGATTCTATCAGATACACCAACACAATTGCAAGACAAAGACATACGATGATTTCGTCAAGAGTTCATACTACAACGCATTCGTCAAGTTTGGCAGATTCATAATGCACATCAACCCTTTGTATCCTGACAAGTACATAGACTATGTTCTACAGTCAAAAGTCAAACTGGATCACTGGTCCAGGGATGACCTCTACGAATTGTACTTGATCGAGGCACTGAAATCGGAACCCGTGGAGGCCGCACTACAGAGGAGCATAGCCACAATGATGGACTGGGCTACGGAACAGAACGCACAGTGGTCTGACTATTTCAGACTTGTGAACAAGAACAGAGCGGTACAACACATACAGCAAGGCAAGATAAGTCCATGGCTGTTGCTTGGTTGCAACGCTGGCAAAAGGATGTTAAAATCATTCAACGACGAACAATTACAGATGATAGAAAGATTCATAAACCCAAGTTTCTGGCCAAGCAAGTTGAAGAGCTATCCTGCGGATCACATGTTGGTACAGGAC